CGGTAATGATGTGATGGGAAAGGCACTTATTCTTGATACACCGAATGGTCAAATTGTGAAAGGTTTGTTAGACGGTGGAGTTAAGCTAGGTGTTTCAACTCGTGGTATGGGAACTCTTGAGCAACGAAACGGTGTGAACATGGTTGGTAAAGACTTTGTTCTTAACACTGTAGATATCGTACAAGATCCATCTGCACCGTCAGCTTTCGTCGATGGAATTATGGAAGGTGTTGAGTGGATTTGGAATAACGGTGTCTTAGAGCCTCAAGAAATTGAAAAAATTGAGACTGAAATTAAGAATGCTTCTAAGTCTGATCGCTCTGCGGTTGAGATGCGGGAGTTTAAGAATTTCCTCTCTAAGATTAATCTTTAATAGGAGATAAACATGTCTGAAAAAGAAATTTTAGAAGACATCGAATCTGTTGAAGAAATGGTCGTGGATCCAGATCCTGAAGAGGAACATGAAGCTCACGACGAAGACGCAGCAGAAGCTGATGATGCAGAAGAAGTCTCTGAGGCAAAAGATGCTGAGAAAGCTTCGGTTGATTCCGTAGCAAAAGCAGCAGGAGCTACTACACAAGTTCCAATGCCTAAGACTAAAGCTGGTATGATCAATGCGATGTACGGTAAAATGAACGGTATGAAGAAAGCAGACCTTATGGCTGCTTACGATAAAATGATGAATGCTATGGCTCATCCTGATAAAGAGGATGATGAAAAGCAAGAAATGGCTCACGGTAAAAAGAGCAAGAAGATGGAATCTGTAGAGGTTGATTTCTCTGCTGATCTTGGCGCTCTCGTCGAGTCTGAAGCAACTCTTTCTGAAGGATTTAAGGACAAGGCAGCAGTTATCTTTGAAGCTGCTATTAAGTCTAAGGTTTCTGAAGAAGTTGCACGCATTGAATCTGAACTTCAGGAAGATTTTGACGAAGAGCTGAAAACCACTCGTGAAGAGATGGTTGAGCAGATCGACGGCTACCTGAACTACGTCGTAGAAAAGTTCATGGAAGAGAACAAAGTAGCAATTGAGAACGGTCTCCGTACTGAAATTGCAGAAGGCTTTATGAAAGGCCTTAAGGATCTCTTCACTGAATCCTACGTTGAAGTTCCAGAGTCGAAGGTCGACCTCGTCGATGATCTCTCTGAGCAAGTTAGTGATCTTGAAGCAAGACTTAACGAAACCACTGAAGCTTCTATCAAGCAGGCTCAGCAGCTCGAAGAGCTTAAGCGTGATGCTATCATCCGTGAACACTCTCGTGACCTCGCTGAAACTCAGGTAGAGAAGTTGAAGTCCCTGGCTGAAGACCTTGATTTCGATGATGAAGAAACTTTCGCTAAGAAGGTAGCTACCATCAAAGAATCTTACTTCACCAAGAAAAAAGTAACTGTAGCTGAAGAATCTGTTGACGAAGTTGCTGAAGAACAGGAAGTTACCGGTTCCATGGCTATGTACGTTAGCGCACTTAAGCAAACTCACAAACCACAATAATAAGAAAGAAGGTGTACAATAATGCAAGCTCCTATCTCTTACGATAAACTCGTATCGAAGTGGGCACCAGTACTCAACGAAGAAACTGCTGGTCCTATCTCTGATCACTACCGCAAGCAGGTAACTGCTGCTATCCTGGAAAACCAAGAAAAGGCTATGCGCGAAGAACGTATGGCTTCCTCGTTTGGTTCCATTAACGAAGCTGGTACCGTTTCCGCTGATGGTGGTGGTGCTAGTACTTCTGGTTTCGATCCAGTACTGATCTCGCTCGTTCGTCGTGCTATGCCAAACATGGTTGCTTACGACGTATGTGGTGTACAGCCAATGTCTGGTCCTACTGGCCTCATCTTCGCGATGAAGTCCAAGTACAAGACCACTCGTGCTACTGTTACTACAGGTGACGAAGCTCTGTACAACGAAGCAAACACCGCATTCTCCGGTGACTCTTCGTTCGATCAGTCCGAAGCTTCGACCCCTCCGTCTGGTATCATTGACTCTGACTTTGATAACGACGGTGATTCGGCTCACGACGCAGAGCGTATTACTGCTAGCAACAACACTGGCTCTGGTATGACTACTGGCGCTGGTGAAATTCTCGGTGAGACCGGCCAAGCAGCTCTGGCAGAAATGGGCTTCACTATCGAGAAGCAAACGGTAACTGCTAAGACACGTGCTCTGAAGGCTGAGTACACCATGGAACTGGCACAAGATCTGAAAGCCATCCACGGTCTGGACGCAGAAACTGAACTGGCTAACATTCTGTCTGCTGAGGTACTGGCAGAAATTAACCGTGAAGTTATCCGTACCATTAACTCGCAAGCTAAGTCCGGTGGCGCACTTACTTCTACTGGCGTAGCTTCGGCTGACTTCGATCTGAACCTCGACGCTGATGGTCGTTGGTCCGTTGAGAAGTTTAAGGGTCTGGTATATCAGATTGAAAAAGACGCTAACCAGATCGCTAAGGACACCCGTCGTGGACGTGGTAACTTCCTGATCTGTTCGTCTGACGTAGCTTCCGCTCTGGCAGCTGCTGGTATGCTTGACTACGCTCCTGCTATGTCGACCAACCTGAACGTTGACGACACCGGTAACACTTTTGCAGGTGTACTGAACGGTAAGATGAAGGTATACGTTGACCCATACGCAGCTAACGATTACGCTACCGTTGGTTACAAGGGTGCAAACGCATACGACGCTGGTCTCTTCTACTGTCCATACGTTCCATTGACCATGGTTCGTGCAGTTGGTGAGAACACTTTCCAGCCAAAGATCGGCTTTAAGACTCGTTACGGTATGGCTTCCAACCCATTCGTAACCAACTCTACTAACGGTCTTGGCGACGCTAAGTCGAACCAGTACTACAGAATCTTCCGCGTAGCGAACATTCTGGGTTCCTAAGCTACTTAAGCTTACAACGATAACAATAACTGTTATATAAATACTAGGGTGGATCGAAAGGTCCACCCTTTCTTTTTGGAGTAAACAATGGCAACACTGACATCAAATCAGAACTATCTACAGCCAAGCGGGTTTAGGGTAATCATTGACCGCGAGAACTATCCTAATCTAGAATACTTTGCACAGTCTGTAAACCATCCAGATGTTACTCTTCCTGTAGTGGCTAATCCGTTTCGTCGTATCGAAAACGTTAGCATGCCAGGAGATACGCTTTCCTATTCTGAATTATCTGTAACGTTTATTCTTGATGAAGATTTAAAAGGTTATATCGAACTTTACAACTGGATGGAAAAGCTCGTCAATGAAGAGTTTGTAGGTGAAGGACCAAGATCTAGAAAGGTCAATCCCGAGATCCCTACCCAGGCCGATATCTCGCTTTCTATTCTTAGCAGTCATAACAATCAGACTAAAAGAGTATTGTACAAGGCATGCACACCTACATCACTAAGCGGATTACAGTTTTCTTCGATTGCAGGAAACGTAGAATATCTAACTTATGACGCTAGTTTCTCATTTACGGGGTTCGAATTCCTCGAATAATATGGTATAATAGGTCTACCAAATAGACTATATTGGATTTATTATGAAATTAGATTTAGAAGCCATACTGACCATGTGGCGTGAAGACTCTGAAATCTCTGAGTTCAACCTAGATGAAGAGTCACGTAAGACACCATCTCTACATGCCAAGTATCTTGAGATCCATTCCCTTACAAAGCTAAGATTAAAAAAAGCTGAACTAGATCAAAAAACGCTGCTTAAAGATAAGTGGCTATATTATAATGGTAAGATGGACGAAGAAACTATTCGTGAGAAAGGATGGAACTTCGATCCGTTTAATGGACTAAAAGTATTAAAAGGTGATATGGATCACTACTATGATGCTGATACTGATATTCAGCAATCAGAGGAAAGAATTGCTTACTATAAGACGATTATAGATACTCTTGACGAAATCATTAATAACTTACGATGGCGTCACTCGATTATCAAAAACATGATTGATTGGCGAAGGTTTGAATCCGGAGGATGAGTTACTTGGCTTTATTTGATGACGAAGAATTTATTTCCCATGCAGGTCTTAAGCTCGGTTGGAAGATCGAGATGGATGCCTTATATACGGACGACTGGCGTTGTCTTGCTAAGATGATTATGGAATACGAAACCAGACCTTTCCGTAAGGCTGTAGGTATTCCACGTGGCGGTGTACGTTTAGGACAAATGCTTAACGAATATGCAACTGGTAATCCTGATGATCCTGTTCTAATCGTAGATGATGTATACACAACAGGAGCAAGCTTTAAAGAATTCATTTCTGAAAATTATTTGGTAACTCCAGTAATTTGCTGGGTCGTTTTTGCTCGAAATCCTATTAAGGGTAACATTAATACCTTGTTCCAAATGCCTTCGAAGATTCGTAAAAAACTTAAATAATGGAATTAAAATCTAATACCTTACACGTACGTAAGAAGAACCATTCCCAGCTATTAGTACTATCTGAACCACACATCTCCAACGAACTGAATGACTTCTTTTCGTTTGAAGTGCCGGGACATAAGTACATGCCTGCGTTCAAGCAGCGTAGGTGGGATGGTAAAGTACGGCTGTTTAGTTCTGCTAAAAGCGAACTGCCATGTGGTCTATATGAATACCTTGATGAATTCGTTAAGCCACGCAACTATACTATTGAAGTAGATCACGACACTACGTATGGTCGACCAGATAGCAACGTAGCTGTAGATCCCAAGGATCTAGCGCAGTTTATTAAGTCACTAAACTTACCATTCGAGCCTAGAGACTATCAGTTTGATGCCATATCGCAGGCTATCCACTCGAAGCGCTTGATCCTACTGTCTCCTACAGGTTCTGGTAAGTCTTTGATTATCTACGTACTGATGCGCTGGTTCCTAGAAAACCATAATAAGCGTGCCATTATCGTAGTACCAACCACTTCCCTTGTACAGCAGATGTATACTGACTTTGAGCAGTATGCACAGAACGATAGCTTTAACGTATCGCAGATGTGTCACCGTATCTATTCTGGTATGCCTAAGCATAACGTTCCTGAGCGAGTCTTTATCTCTACATGGCAGTCGATCTATAAGCTTCCTGGTACTTGGTTCGAGCAGTTTGGTGCTGTGTTTGGTGATGAGGTACATAACTTCAAAGCTAAGTCTTTGTCTGGTATTATGAACAAATCCAGGGAAGCAGAGTTCCGGTTCGGGACTACTGGTACATTGGATGGAACACAAACGCATAAGCTTGTTCTAGAAGGTTTGTTCGGTAGAGTATATCATGTAACTACTACCAAGAAGTTAATGGATGCTGATACACTAGCACAGCTGAAGATTAATGTGCTACTACTAAAGTATCCGCCAGAGGTGTGTAAGGACATTATAAATAGTAAGGATTACCACTACGAGATTGACTACCTTGTTGGTAACGTTAAGCGCAATCGACTAATCCGTAACTTAGCGCTTGATCAAGAAGGTAACACTCTGGTCCTGTTCCAGTTTGTAGAAAAACATGGCAAAATCATCTACGATTTAATCAAGGATAAAGCACATGAACGGCGTAAGGTTTTCTTTGTATCAGGTGAAGTCGATGCTGAAGTCAGAGAAGAAATACGTGGGATCGTCGAAAAGCAAAAAAATGCTATCATTGTTGCTAGCCTTGGCACGTTCTCCACGGGTGTAAACATTAAGAATCTACACAATATTATTTTTGCCTCACCGTCCAAGTCACAGGTGAAGGTACTGCAGTCTATTGGACGTGGATTAAGAAAGTCTGAAGACGGTAGAGCAACTACACTGTATGATATCGCTGATGATATGCATATGAAACAAAAAAAGAACTATACTCTTCTTCATGCTATTGAACGTATGAAGATTTACAAAAGAGAAAAGTTCGACTATGATGTATTCGAGGTAACTTTATGACTACCACAGAAGAAACAGATGTGAACTATGATGAAGAAGGTCCTAAAGTATTCAAGTTAACTACTGGCGAAGAAATCATTACTACTGTAACTCGTACTACAGAACATTACTTTGTCATCGAAGTACCTTTGGAAATCAGATTTAATACTATGAAAGGTAGCTTATATCTAACTAAATGGAAGTTCGGTGCAGACTATAGTAAGGTGATGACTTTAGCTGGATCTTCTGTAGTATCAGTATCTGTTCCTGAACCAGTAGTTGTTGAAAATTACTTTGAATTTAGAAAAGGATTTATTGAGCATCTGTCAGTACAGGAAGAAGAAGAGTACGAACAAATTGAGGTTAACCTTGTAGAGGATGATTCACCAACTCTTCACTAAGAAGGTATATCCTCCGACCCCGAAACAGTAAACAGATTATATACTATTTTTATCAATTTGTAAATCCCCTTTTTTCATTTTACTTCTATCGAATTTTATGGTAGAATAGCATAACAATTGAATAGTTAAGGTTTATCCAGTGAGTAAGAAAAAGTCTAAAAATTATATTAACAATAAAGATTTTTCAGCTGCAGTATGCGATTATGTAGAATCCTATAACGCACATAAAGGCGCTGATAAACCGATCGTACCTAATTACGTGGCTTTGGGGTTTAAACAAATTGCCGAAGGTTTGTCGCATAAGCCTAACTTTATCGGGTACTCTTACCGAGATGAAATGGTAATGGATGCGATTGAGAATTGCCTTAGAGCTATCCGTAACTATAACATCGAAGCAGCTACACGTACAGGAAAACCAAATGCTTTTGCTTATTTCACTCAGATCTGTTATTATGCCTTTCTTCGGAGAATCGCCAAGGAAAAGAAACAGAAAGAAATCAAAGATGAAATTATAGAAAACGGATTTACTAGCGATATGCTAGAGATCAGTGCTAATCAGGATGACTATTCCAAACAGATTACAATTTCATATATAGAAGAAGTAAAAAATAAACTACGTGAGAACCAAGAAACAACTGATGAAGAATATGTGAAACCCCAATCGTCTTTGCCTAAGCGCAGAGTTCGTAAGACTAATGATTCGGACCTAACGGAGTTTCTATGAAGAATTATAAGCTAAAAGAATTCATTGAAGTGGTTGAAAGCGCAGATATTATCTACGGTGAAGTTTCACTTAACGCAGCAACTAAGATTCCTGCACGTGTTAAGAAAAAGTCCGTACTTGAACAGCTTAAATCAATCAAGAGAGAAACACTCTACATGACTTCTATCGGTTACTATGGTGACTTGAAAGAAGACAAAAAAGGACGAAAGATTTTAAAGGTGCTATAATGACAGAAGACATCTTTGACTTTGGATTTACTATCGTCGATGAACAGGAACTGGAGGTTGTACAGACTACAGCCGCGAGCGCAGCAACAGCTGAAGCCACAGCATCATCGTACGAGGAAAAAGTAAACAAGCTCTACAATGCCATACTCCCGCTACTTTCTAACCTTAAAAAGAACCCGGAAAAGGATTATATTTACTGGCCTAATCGAACAGAGAAGGTCGAACAATTTGAAACGGTGATTGCCAACATTATTAAGTGAGTTGAATGAAAATTGCAATTTTGAACGATACACATACGGGTAT